ACCGCCGCTATAAATACAGTGCGCAGCTCATATGAGCCTGAAGTTAGACTGTTATTGGAACCTTCGGCCACCAACCTGTTCACGTACAGTGAAGATGTTAGTCACTGGAATTCTAACGCAACGCTGGGCACAGCACATACGGCCCATGGACTAACGTTAGCGCTAGTCTCAGATACCGACACTTCAGCATCGAGCAATATTAATAAATCAGTAACCATCCCCAATAATAGCGACACTTATATCGCTTCACTATTTTTAAAACAGTCAGGGACTGACAATCTAACAAGAATTGACTTATGTTTCCTAAGCGGCACTACTCCGATATATAGATATATCACTATCGATTTCATTGCTAAAAAAGCGTATCAAGTAAACCCCTTAATAAACTATTCGTTAAGAGAAATAACCCCGGGCCTGTTTCGTCTTGAGGCAAGTATTACTAACAACAGCACAGGCAACACGGTTTTGCGTGTTACTGTCTACCCTAGCCAGTTATCCGTCACGCAAACGGCTTCTGTTTATGCCGGTGGCGCTCAGGTTGAGCTTGGGAATTACACCACCTCGTATATAAAAACCATGTCCGCTGCCGTGACCCGCTACGCCGACATCAACACCACCATGATGCTAGGGTCGGTGACTGAACCTTACGGGACTGAAGTAGTCTGGAACGCGGCAACCGCCTATACCGTCGGCATGCAATGCATCCTGACAGCCACCCATAAAATTTATGAATGCGCGATTGCCAATACCAACTTTATCCCGTCATCGAACATCACCGGCACCTCGCCGAAATGGTTCGTGGTGGGCGCAACCAACCGATGGCGCGTTTTCGATGAGGTGTATGGATCAACCTCAGACATACCCAGCGTCCTCGGCTTTATCATAACCCCGTATGTCGCTGCCGATAGCCTGGCTTTATTGAATATCAAAGCCGATACCGTCACCGTCGTGGTAACGGACGTAGGCCCGGTTGTGACCTTGGTTAAAACCTTCGTTTTAACGGGGTTAAGCGACTTTATCATCAGTGACCTCGGGATGACAGCGACCAGTTCAATCACGATTCAATTAAGGGTTGCAACCGGCAATGTCAGGCTAGGAAAGTTAGTTCTCGGCTCAAAATTTGAGCTGGGTACTACGCAATACGGTGTTAAAACCGGTATCAACGATTACTCAACAAAAACCATTGATGCCTGGGGCGGTACTACCATCGTCAAGCGCCGCTACTCCAAGCGGCAAAACGTCAACCTCGTTATCGATAACGCCCGGGTTGACCTGGTCTACAATACCCTGGCCGCGTACCGGTCTACGCCTCTGGTATGGATCGGCGCGGATAATCTTTATTCCATGATGATCCAGTACGGGTATTATCAGAGCTTTGAAATTGATGTCCAATATTATTTAGAAAGTTACTGCACGTTGGAAATTACAGGATTGACCTAAATGAAAAGAATAATTATTGAATACACCCCCCCCGAGGCAAACCAAGCGGGTATTTTTCACCTGCCGCAAAGCGCCATTGCGATTCAGTACGAGGGTAAACTCTACATAGATTATATCGTTGACAGTGCCACAGAATCACCGGCAGGCGCGTACTATATAGGCGAGATGTTAGCTGATGGTAGCGTCGTCGATACCGTCGGCAATGCCAGCGAATTTCCGCATGTTTTCGCAGGCTGGGACCGAAAAACCCCGGACGCTGAACTCATGGCAGCCGTATCGATTACGCCCCGCCAGGCACGGTTGATCTTGTTGGAACATGGTTTTTTAGATGCCGTTGAGGCGATGGTTGCCCAGCAACCGGAATCCGTCAGGATTCAATGGGAATACGCCATCGATATAAAGCGCAATGACCCTTTAGTTTGCGCGTTACTTGAAGGCATGGGACAAACACCGGAGCAAATAGACACGCTGTTTATGCTCGCTAAAACCTTGTAACGCCATGCAAGAAACCTCAGACCCCAGCACCTGGCCAGTAGTCACCTGGGTCATCGCCTTAAGCATGGCCTTAAGCGGTGGCTTGATCAACTGGCTTGGAAACAGCAAGTCCATCAAGGACGGGCACTTTAAAATATTCGAGTTGTTTGGTGAACTCTTCACCTCTGGCTTTGTTGGTGTGGGTATTTTTATGCTCACCGATTCAGTAGGACAACCCATGGGTGTGAGTGCCGCCTGTGCTGGAATCGGGGGACATATGGCGACACGTTTCCTGTTCCTGGTTGAGCGTATTATCGAGTCCAGATTGTTGAAGGCCAGTGTTGATGTTGAGAAAGACGATGTCAAAACAAACTTGCTAGATAAGTGATAAAACAAGCCTTGGAATACGGACGCCTGGCGCGTCCTTTTTTTTGCCTGAAATATAGTGAAGCAATAATGAAGCAATTATTGCTTTTTATGATGCTTAATCATGAATACTAATAAATTAATAACTTTATAAATATCAATAAACTACGATTTAACTAATTGATAAACAATCTATGTCGTGGGATTCATAACCCCGGGGTCGGTGGTTCAAGTCCACCTATCGCCACCATAAAATCAAAGGGTTAAGAAATTCTAAAATAAATAACCGTGGCATAAAAAGCATTCTGTAAGCACTAAGGAAAATTTACAGTTATTTTTTTTGCGTTTATATTTTCTCTCTTGGCTAATATTTTGGAGAAAGTAATCGCCACATTCACCCAAAAAAAAACAGGCTGGTATTGCCAAGTCAGGCGTAAGGGACATAAAAGCATTGGACGCACGTTTAACACCAAAGGCGATGCCGAACGATGGGCTTTAAAAATTGAATCCGATATGGGTATCGGTGTCTACCAGGACAATCGCGAAACCCTGTCAACCTCATTGGCCGAATGCCTGGATCGTTATGCATCTGAAATAATGCCGTTAAAAAAGGGCGCGGTTCGGGAAAAATACCGTACTGCTCTTTGGAAAAAAAGTCACTTGGCAGGTAAGGGGATAGGCACTATCAGACAAGTTGATATGGCTATATGGCGTGATACACGGCTTTCCGAAGGTATCAGTGGAAGTACGGTAACAAAAGACCTGGCTTTCCTGTCCCATGTGTTCACTATTGCTATAAAGGAATGGGGGATGCCACTGATTAATCCGGTTGCCATGATACGGCTACCTAAACCCAATAGCTCACGGGATCGGCGCTTATACGAAGGCGAGGAACAACTGATATTAAATAATTGCTCCGCAGAATTAAAAGCCTATGTCACGCTAGCCATTGAAACCGCGATGCGGCGCGGGGAGCTGGTTGGACTTCAGCGTAAATGGATCAGGGGAAAAGTGGCTTATTTACCGGAAACGAAAGGGGGGGTATCGCGTGACGTACCCTTATCAACCGAGGCGCTTAAAGCGATTAACAGCTTGCCACTTCGGTTGGATGGCCGATTGTTTGAGTTTCAGGCTGACCATTACAGCAAGGCGTTTTTAAAAGCATGTCGTAAAGCGGGTATTACGGGGTTGAATCTTCATGACTTACGCCATGAGGCACTTTCAAGGATGGCCGAGAAAGGGCTTTCTATTCTGGAATTAAAAGCTATTGGTGGCCATAAGACCGTTGAAATGCTGTCTAAATATGTGCGGTTGAATCCAGACGATCTAGCTAACAAGCTGGGCTAAACTGCCAAGCGTGGCCGTCCACGTTTCTTTCCTGAAGCCAGCATAGCGCCATCACCGAGCTTTTCAGACCATTCGACCAATTCAGAATGCCGCCATAGAACCCGAGTACCTACACGCACGGGCTTAGGGAATCTTCCCTCGATCACCAGACGGTTAATCGTGCTGATACTGAGCGATACCGCCGAGACTGTTTCTTCTTTATCAAGCAATATTTTAAGCATAGTCTAAATAACCGCTTCTTCAAAAATGTCGGTCTGTGGGTTGTTTTCCAGGCGTTTATTCTTTTAAACTACCGAACATATCAATCTGATTACCCTTGCCAAAATTAGCCACCAGCGCCATCAGCGCGTTGTGCATTTCCGGTTCCACTCGTACAATTCCATCCTTGCTGTAGCCTTGTAAGTAAGCCCAACCCTTTTCAGTAATAAATTTTTTATAGACGGGTTTATAGTCGATTTCTATTCTAACCAAGTCTAATACTTCCATCTTTTTAAAAAACTTATGGGCTTCAAGAGGACTTCCGCCGATGACGCTGGAAATACAATTAGGGTCTTTAGGGATAGAGGTTTTTAGTTTGGCTTGTAGTTCTTCGAGTTGGGCGTGTTCTTCGGTAACTTTTTTATCGTAGGTTTGAATGACTTCATGGTGGAACTCTACGCTTAACCAAATCGCGTAACTGTATACCAAATCTTTGACCGCATACGTACCTGAAAACTCACCACCCTTAATTATTTCGATAGGCTGGATGCCCACACCAAAGTGAGAATTTACACCGTTAATTTCTAAAAAATCGACATACTTTTGAGCTGTTTTTGTCCTTAGCCAATCGGTCGGTCTATCACTTTCATCAGCCAATCCCATTTTTTTAGCGGCGTTATACAAGTCGGTAAGACTATAGCGGTTATCGGCATCGACGTTGATGGTTATGCCGTGTATTTGTATTGCGTCATTCATACATTTATCCACTGTTCATAAAAATCAATCATACGAATATCCCCTGTTTAACAGCGCCGGTCTAAAATTAAGAATCCACCATTTTTTATACCCGGAATAAACAAACGGCTCGGCTTTTCTCTGGATGCAGTACACATCGTCTTCCGATTTTGAATAAACCGGCTGGCTGACAATTTTAAGCCGCTTTTGACGTTCTTCCGCGTCCCTATAGCCACAATGCTTGATTGGGTTGGTTGCAACCCAGGCCATAAACTCGGCTTTGTCATAGGCCTTGATTTGTCGCCCTGTATTTTTATTTAGCACAAACACGCATGGAGTCGGTATGCGTCCCGCCTTAGCCATTTTTGAAATGGTTCCATGCGCCACGCCCAAAGCAATGGCGGCTTCTTTGGTGGTTATGTACATGGCGATGTCTATCAACCTCTCAAATCCAGCTTTCTATCACGCTGCGATGGTCATTTTCTGAACGATTTATTCTAACAAGCTCATGGTCTGAGTAGTTTTGAATCTTTCCCCGCAAGTCCTCAAGCCCTGAAGCTCTCAAAATACTTTTTGTCGGCTGGTCAAGTTCAAACATTCTTGCCACATACTCATTCGGAAAATCTTTAGGGCTAAAGTAGATTGTCCATATTTCTAATTTTGGTATTTCCATATCAATCCCTCAAAAAATCCAGCTTATCATCCAGCAATTGCCTGAACTTAGCCTGATCGTGATCCGACATGATTTCAATTTGATCAATCAAGGCCTGTTTTTCATTGCAGGATTCAATCTCAAACGCCCAGTTTTTATCAACCGGCCTGGCTTCTTTCTTCAAAGCCGCTTGGCGTTTGGTAAACGCGTTCTTGGCGGTCTTACCGGCTTCGTTGTCCAGTTCGGCCATGGCGATATGTACCAGCTCCTGCTCCTCAACGGTTTTAGCCTCGCGAATCGTAGCCAGCACTTTACCTAATGCGTAAGGGTCAGGTTTTTGTGGTGTTTGTAATGGCTCAACGAACGGCAGTTCATCATCAGGAATGGAATAGATTTCGCCGGTTTCTTCATTGATGGTTTCTTCAGGTTCGGGTTCGGCTATGGGCGCGTCATTTATTTCTGTGACGATCCCGCTTTCAATCGTACTGGAGTAGTCTACCTTTTTACCTATTTCGGCCTTATCATCGACGGCAAGCGCGGTTGCAACTTGTCGGGTATCGCCTACAGGCAGCAGTTTAGCCAGCTTTTTAACGGCTTTTCCGATAGCCATTTCAATGTACCAATCTTTCCAGATGCCTTGTGGGGTAGTCGCCCCGCGTTGGTTAGGAGACACTAGCCGCAACTTCTCAATGACTTTTTTAGCCACGAACACGCTGTACTCGTCCTTAGTGTCCGAGTTACGGGCAATGACGAAAACGCCGCGTAAATGGGCATAGGACCACGCTGAATCACCTTCATCGCGTTCATCCAGATCAGGCGTAAATTGTACCCGGTTATCCCAGCCATCCCAGGCCATGCTAAATTCATCACAATCAAAGACAGGAAAGGCTTTAACCAGCCAGCCAGCCCTAAACAACAACTGAATCCAGCCTTTATAGCCCAGTTGTAGGGTGCACTGGTCTTTATAGCCAATTAAATACGCTTGTCCAAGGTTCTTATCGACAGAAAGATTAGCCATCGCCACGCCAATTAATGACTGGACAATTGATTCCGGTGAACAATTACGCAGGGCAGGGTCATTAGCCACCACCAAGGAAGCCGCTAAAAACTTGTTGGCTTTGGTTTCATCCTCCAGCAACGAGGTTATTTGCCGTTTAGACTGTAACAGCACCGCCTTGAGCTGGTCCGCACGGGGCAGGTCTGCGAGTCTTACGGGGGGCTTGTTGCCATTTATTAAGGCAGACTTTAATTGTGCTGACATATCAGTAATTCCTATTGTTATTTTTTTGACGTTCAAAATGTTTTTTCGCTGATTGCTCATGATCTAAGCCGTCATGGTAATCATCATTAACCCTGTCCATATCAAGGTTGTCAGGATTTCCACCGGAACGCCAAACATCATAAAAAACATCATTCTCATAATCGTATTCTTCTTTTCTGCTCACGGTAAACTCCTACTTAATGAGTAAAGGCCTGATACCAGGCACAGTCTTGGTGTTTTCACGTAGGTATTGGGTAAGAACATCCGAGATACCTTCCATTTGCGGGTTATTTTTAAAACTGTTTAGCCAACCTGTAAAATCAACGACGGCTTTTTCATAACCTACTTTCGTTGAGTCCTTATTATTCTTCCATGAGCAAATGGTACTGCCTGCATACTGTAACAACGCCGAATCGCCCATGACTTTCTTTAAGTTGGTTGTCAGCTCGACAATCAGGCCGTCCAAGTCTTTGGCATCGGTTTTAAGCCGCTTAATCTCTTGGCAAAGGTTCAGGAGGTTGTCGTCGGCTTCGAGGATCGTGCCTAAGTCGTGCTTGAACAACCGGGCAACATCGTTAGCGGTTTTGGGTTCTGGCGGTATCCTTGGGATAACATGGTTATGCCAAAATGCGCCGCCTTCCCGAATTAAAACAGCTTCTATTTCCAGATCCCGTTCTATCCTGAATTCTTTGTAAGAATTGCCACCAAACAGCGCGGCAATAATGGCAAAATCCGCGTCCATGACAGCCATATAAAAAGCCACTTGTGCGGCGTAGGACAGCGGCACTTGGTCACTGTTTTCAAAGCCCCAGCTATCGCTAGCGAAGGCGTTAACCGTCTTGATCTCTAAAATGCCACGATTACCCTGGTCATCATCAAAAAGACCATCCACATTAGCCAGCATCCATTCATGTTGTGGGTGCATGGCAATCGGTACGTTACGCATCACTTCAAAATCAGGATGCTCCCTTGAAAACCGTTCAGCAATGGGTTGTTCGAGTGCATGACCCCAGTAAAAATGCTCCTGATGCTCCTGTTCCAGCTTGGGTTCTGTTTTGTCGAAGTAAACATCGAGGGCGGATTTATATTGGCTCACGCCGATCACCGCCCCAATATCAGAACCGCCCAGGCCCGATTGACGGGCTTGTAAAAATTCATAATTTGCTTGGGGTTCCATCAAATCACCTTTATCAATGCCGCTGCAATCAGCGTAAGCATAATTGCAGTTAGGGTTTTAGCGCGGGTGTCAGCCGCTTTTAGAGGGGTTGTTTGTTCAAGCAGCCAGGAGCGGTCAGCCCAGTCGGGTTGTTTCATTTGCTTTTTCCTGTGTAAACTCTAAAAATTAATGGTTCAGGGCTTCGTAGTTGGTGTATGCAATAGCGTTTGTTCCGTTTCCGTATATCCGTACTTTCGACGTTCCCAGCAGGCCACGATCCAACGTGGTGTACTTTAAGGCCCCCTCCGTAGTTATGACACACGAACCGTTTAGAAGTAGCGCCTTAAATTGCTCTACATCGTGCTTTACGAGGGCATGGACCATTTCCTTAAAAGCGTCCTCAGTGGTACATAAAGGGTAATCCTTTTTTAAGGTTGCTGCGGTTGCTGACGTTGAAATCAGGGCTATCATGGCGGCTGTTAATAATTTGTTCATTTGCTTTTTCCTATGAAGTTAAAAGAATGGCCTGAATCTCACAGACCTGCCGTTAGAAATCGAGAGAGGCGATTTAACGGATAATTTGCTCCGGTGTGGGTAATTATACGCTATCGTATATTTTAATCAATACGTAATCGTATAATTTAGGGAAAATAAATATTATTACACCCAGTCGCCTTATTTCGGGCAATAAAAAACCCGCACCAGGCGGGTTGATTGTATAAGGTATTGAGATTTACTAATTTATGCTATCAGATAACTCAAGGCGACGCTCTATGCGCTCAAGTCGTTTTGAAAAGCTATCCAGCCGACTTTTGACTTGTGCTAAATCAACGTGAAGAAATGCAGTGGATTGTTCTATTGAGGATACGCGACCTGTCAGCATATCCACTTTTTCATCTAAAGATTCAAGTGATTTTCTGATATGTTTTAAATGTTCTAAAACAATATTGTCTATATTATCAGTCATTTTTTATTAGCCATCCTCTCATAAGTCTCTGAATCGGGCTCATGGGCTAGTGTGAGCCTGCCTTCCATGGCGTTTGTTAATTGGGTTTTTTCGGGTTCCGGTGGGTTTTTTGAATTATGTTTAGGATTAACCATTGATTTTATAATTAATTCAAGGCTACTAATTTGCTCACTGGATAATTTACTCATTAATTCATTAATGGTTTTAATTCTACTATCTAACACATTATCAAAACCCCTTAATTCTGCTTCAGTCGCATCAAGTCCTTTAGCTAGTTTTTGAATGGTGCTTGATCTTGGATCGCCATGTTTGCCACTCAAAAATCGCTGAATCGTAGGTTGTGGAACCTCTGATTTTTCAGAAAGAGTATAAGGGTTTAGGCCCTTCTCAATCATTTTTTTTCTTATATTTTCTCTCAATGTGTCCATTTGTCCAATGTAGAGCGATGGAACATTAGAATCAAACACGTTGGCGTATTGACTACCAATACGTTTGCGTATATTATCTGTTGTTATGAAATTAAACATACAAAAAATACTCACCGATATAAGAAATACGGGATTAACTGACCGAGAAATAAGTATGCTCATTGGTACTTCACAGGCAACTATTCATAGAGTACGTACAGGCGTACATAAGAACTCGCATTACGCGTTAAATATTTACCAATTAGCAAAAAAAATACGCCCCGATCTTTACACTGATTAAATATGTGAAGCAGTAATTAACCAGTAATCAAGACAAAGTAAAGCAACTGAGTTTGAGCGTGGCTAGGTTATCGAGACTGAAAACGCTGTCCCTTACGGTGCTGCCAGGCTCTCTTTTTTAAGGGGTTATTGAAGGAATAACGCGATGCGCAATGATTTTGAATGGGGAGCACTAGAAGAAGTGTTCCAGGAGTATTACCCGGATTTGAGCTTTACCCGGTCGTTCATTATTTCGATCTGGAAGAACTTTTCAGACAGTTTTAGTGATAACGCACTGGTTAATTTTATGATGATTGCCTGTGAGAATACGGAAACCGCAGAGCGTGCCACGAAATACTTTTGTGGTATCTGCTGGCGCAAGATTAAAAGCGGAGACCTTGGAGAGGAAGAGGCAATGCTTCAGCGCCGGTTTTACCCCAAGCAACCTGAAGACAGGCAGGCAGATAAAACGCTGCATTAGCGCTAAAGAACACCCCGGATTAATGAGGTCCGGGGCTTAAAACACTTTTATTACATAGGAAAAAGCATGGTTATTTTATCAGGTTTTAAGGTTCGGTCAAATTGAATCACGCCGCATGGCCCTTAAGCCACTCCTTGAGCGCATCATTCATTCGCGTCTGCCAGCCCTTGCCCGTAGCGCGAAAATACTCTACTACTTCGGGGCTGTACCTGACTGATAGTAATATCTTACGGTGCAGCAATTTTGGCCGTCCCGCCCGTATGAGTTTCTCACCCTCGTACAAATCGGCGCTTTCGAAAAATTCATCTGTCAATTCAGGCAATTCATCATATTCGTCCTGCGTGATGACATGGGCGTCAAACTTGCCCCAGTCTCTCGGTGTACTTTTTAATTTCTCTGTCATTGGCTTTCCTCATTGTGAACACATGCCGGTCATTGCCGCGCTGGACCCATCCGACAACCACTATACGCACGCCCAGATAGCCAACGGTGATTTGCCGACATTCGCCATAATCAGCCCGGTTATCCAAAAAAGTGAAGTGGCGGCCTGCAAAAACCTCGGCGGCTTCCAAAAAATCAATGCCCCTATCAGCAAGGGTTTTATCTCGTTTAGAAGGGTCATAAGTAATTTTCATGTTGAATATTGTAGCTACAATAATAAGCAAAGTCAATTTATTGTAACTACATTTGACAACGCCAGGCTGCACCCCGAGACGGCTATGAGGCTGAAGAAGATATCGGATGACAACTGAAGAATTAGAATTTATCTGTGGACATGTGGTTAAACGCTCATTCTCTGATGAAATAAGAATGATAGAAAGAGCCTATTTTATTAAATTAGATGATCATTTAATTCCTCAATTTTATTATGAGATTTTAAAAGATCAATTTGTATTCAATTTGGTTGTTAGCGTTAGCGAGAAAGAGAGTGAATTACTAATAAAAAATGCGCTTAGAGACCATGCCCGGTCAAGCAAATATTTTCCAAGGCCAGAAGAAATAATACAGCTTATTAAATATAACCATTACCACGGAAAGGCATTTTTTAATAATGATGATGATTGTTTTGAAGATTAGTCATGAAATGGTTTAAGCATTTATCGACCGCAAGAAATGACGAGAAGATTGCTCGTCTTGAAGATAAGTGCGGATTAGAGGGCTATGGATTTTATTTCAAGATGCTCGAGATTGTTGCTGAATATGTCGATCAATCCAATCGATGTGAAGTTACTTTTAGCATGTCCAGATGGGGTAGAAAAACTAACATCAGCACTAAAAAATTTTTGCATTTAGTCCGATGTTGCTCTGACGTTGGTCTGATGTTGGTCCAACGTGCTTCTGACGATATAACTGTAAATATTCCCAACTTATTGAATTATAGAGATAACCATACTAAAAACTTACAAGCTACTTATAAGCAAGATAAATATAAAGAAGAAACAGATATAAAAGAAGTACTACGTACTCCTTTTACTTCTTGTCCTGAGCAAAAAAGCTCAGAACAGCAAACGCCGGAAATGGAGTCCGAAAAATTCTCAGGGAATGACGGAATAGCGACCGTCAAAACACACTCTCTCGTCATTGTCGAATTGCCGACGAACAAGACCGGGGAATTTTATGCAGTGACGCAAAGCGATGTGTGCGAATGGGAATCGCTCTATCCGGCTGTGGATGTCGGTCAGCAATTGCGTAATATGCTGGGATGGTTGAAAAGCAATCCCAAGCGCAGGAAAACCAAAAGCGGGTTGTCCCGGTTTGTGAATAGCTGGCTGGCTAAAGAACAAAACGACGGGCATAAAAAAAGCCAGAACGCTCCTCCAGGCAAGGTGAATGGTTCTGACTTATTTTCTAAAAACAACGAATACAGCGGTGAAGATTATGACACACAAGAAGAAAACAATGAAACCCATTCTCCAACTGGTCGAAAACTCTGCCTTATGGAGCTTGAAGAACAAGCAGGAAGGCGGCTCGAAGCAAGATTACGACGAGAACAACTCGAACGGGAAAGAACCGTCAACTGAATGCTTAAGCGATCAGGTTATTTTTCATCTGTGGAAACGCATGTTGTCGATTTACGGTTACAAGTGGGCTAGCCATATGGGCCTTTCAACCGATGCAAAAGGCCATTTGTCCGATGCGGCTAAAACATGGCAGCAAGGGTTATCAGGCCTCGGCATTGATCAGGTTAAGATCGGTTTTGACATGTTGATTTCAAAGTCGTGCGAATGGCCGCCGTCATTGCCCGAGTTCAGGAAATTGTGCTTGAGCAAAAAAATGGAGGACATTCCAACATCTGAGCAGTGCGTCAATGTGTTGGTCTCCGTGTCTGGGAAGACAGGGAGTATCAAGTCCCGGTATGGTCATCCGTTGATTTTTTGCATAGCCAGCCAGGTTGATATGCATATTTTGCGGACGGTGAGGACAGTAACCGCAATAAAAACCATCATGCCGATTTACGAGAGATTATTGCTGAAAGGTTTTCCAGGCTGGCCTGATTATGCGTTAACCGAACAAAAGGCGCTTAAGGCGGACAAAAGGCCGGTTGATCTGGAGAAAAGCCGGAGTCACTTTGCCAGCTTTTGTGAAAAATTGGAAATCTAACCATGCACAACGAAACCCTCCGAATCCTGCGTGATCTAGTCGACTGGGTGAACGAGCTCAAAGCCGAACGCTACGGGCATCGTAGACTCGGCGGCTTGGAGCAGGAAGACTATTTGCAGTTGCTCAATACGGTCGAGGCAGCCAACCGGCATTTGGTCGTTTTGCAAAGGCAAGCAGAAGATGAGAGTAAAACGGTGTTTTAACGAACGTGAAGGCACCTAGAAGACACGATAATGAAAAAGTAGCATCTTTTACCGAGATAAAAAAAATGAAAGCTAAAATACGCCCTAGGAACGTAAACTATCACGACACGATAAAACAATACTCCAGCAGTTTGGGCGCCGTGCATTTGGCGTTTCATCAAACGCAGGAAGAGGCCATTGAGCGAGTTAGGCAAGCAACTGAATTGTACAAGGCGAATAGGCCGTATAAACACCTAATAGAGCGACGTGAGATACCCGCCACGCCACGAAAACAAAAAACGACGATAAAGATAGCGACTCAAGTTGAAATCGTGCCTGAAATCGTGCCTCAGTTAATCCGTGATGAAAACTATAATGCGGACAGTATAAAAATACTGACACCTGACCAGGCCAGTGAAAAATTTGGTTGGGTAAACGAAGCCGAGTTAGCCAAAAAATATAGCCGTGATCCGGCTTGGATTGCCAACGGACTCGAAGCCTGCCGTCGCTGCGGCGTAGAGCAGGATTATTTTATAAACCGCTATCTTGAGGCCGATAAAACCATCCCGCAAAAGGAATGGGTCAGCGAAGTGTTTATTGATTTGCTGAAAGAACAAAAGATTTATGGGAGTTACACAAAATGCTAGGCCCTGACAGCCCACCCAGCAAACCGCAGTTTTTTTTCCGTTACTGTGGTCAGTGGAAATTTGAGATTGATCGCTTGCCAACCTCGAGACAGGGTAATTACATCTGTGCTGACTGCGAGGATAAGCGCACCGCCGCCATTGCCCGGAACAAAGCAGAACCATGGAAGCCCAATAATGTCTAATTGTAATCCCAAAAAATAGTAAATTAACTAAAGGTAATCAAGATGTTACAATGTATTATTTATCTAATTATTTACGTAATCGTGGCCATTATTGTCCTCTACGTTTTACAAATTTTAATCGCCCAATTCTTGCCACTTCCGCCGCCGGTTATGATGCTTATCAGGGTTTTAGTGGGGTTGCTGGTGTTGCTGGCGGTGCTTAATTGCTTCGGCCTGTTTCCGGGCGAGGGTGGCCCCTACCCGTTCTACCGGCATTAAGTGCATTGCTGCTATGGCTAAAGAATTTTATTGCCGCTATGGAAAGCACATGGCAAAAATTGAGGCAAAAATACACACGGCCAGGCAGGGCGACTACATTTGCTCAGATTGCGAAGAAACCCGGACAAAAGACTGGGTTAAAAGCCAGTTATTCACCCGCAGGCACAACGATAAACGTGACGGTTACTACACCGATGAAGACTGAAGACAGTTTTGAGTTTGAGGGCGTTAAATACCAGGCCATTGAGCGTAAATCATGTATTGGCTGTGCGTTCGAAAAATACACGTATTGCCATAATTTCGAGGATCAACCGTATTGCATGGCCTCGATGCGCATGGATAACCGGAATGTGGTTTGGCAGATCGGGGAGGGCGTGTGACCGAACAAGACGATAAACTTTATCCTGTGTTTGAACTACTTGAAACGCGGCTCCTGGAAGGCTTTTACATCGGTAGAAATGACGGTATCTGGTGGCTGTTTAACCCCGATGGCGAGGGCCATTGTTGCGGAAAAACCCTCAGAGAATTGTTTGTTAGTTTGATTTTGGTGGATTGCTGACGATGTTTATCCGTAAAGTGATCCTTGCCGACGGGCTAGAATACGACCTTGAAGGTATCCGATCCCTCACTGAAATAGCCACCTTGCTAGGTGCTGACAGCTTATACATCGTCGCTCTTGATGATGGCATACACATTATGCTGTTTAACGATGAAGCGTATTCTTTGAAACTTCCGATAAATTATAAGGCAACCGAGATATGCAAACTAAAGGACACGACCAAACATTACACGATTCAGGGCGATGTGGTCATCATTCCAAACCGGGATTTAGACAGGGACACAGCAGCATGGACACCTTAGTTTCCAACGAGGTTGTTTTGCCATGGCCCCCAAAGGAATTGAGTCCGAACAGCCGTTGCCACTGGTACATCAAAGCCAAAACCGGCAAAGATTATAAGCGGGCTGTTTTTTATTTGTGCAAAGAAGCCGGATTGGTCAATCCTGGCGGCGAAAAGGTACATCTAAGCCTCGATTTCTATCCACCCAGCAGACATGCTTACGATCAAGACAATTGTGTCGCCATGATGAAATTCGGCCAGGATTCGATAGCAGAATATTTGGGCATGAATGACCGGAATTTTATACCGCATTATTTTTATCACGGTTTTCAGGAAGATTTTAAGGGCAAGATCGTGGTTAAAATTACCGCCGAACCGGATTTATGACGGGCGGCTAAAAGCAGCGAAAATATAGACAAAACCAGCGAAAAAGTAACAAAATGAGCGAAGTACTAATCAGCCGCAAAGAACTGTGCCATGTCACCGGCGTGAGCTATAACGAGTTGATCCAACAGTTCAGGAATAGGTTGTCAAAACCACCTGTTTGTATCGGGAAAGAGGGGAATAACCAGCTATATGACCGCGGTTATGCGCTGCAATGGGTCCATCACTGGCGCGCTGGCGCACATAAAAAAAGGCTGCAAGTGCAATCTCCAAAGCTGATGTTTTTGAACGTAAAACACAAAAAGACTAAAAAAACTGTACAAACTTTGGACAATCTGAAAAAAGCGTCCTATAGTCAACAAATTAGGGGATGAAAAACGGTGTTTAATAACGTGTTATACACAGAAACTGTGGAAAACTTGGCGTAAAATGAACTGGCTACTTTATTGCTTCGACCAGTGGGTGATTTGGTTTGTTATTGCCGCCCTCATAATAACCGCTGCGTGGACGTTCAGCTGTTAGTTTTTGAGGGTTCTAAAATACGGGGGAAAATATAAATGAGCCGAAATATTAATGATTTAGAGCCGCATGTTGCCGTGCTTTGTCATAAGTTTGTCGAGGAATGCGAGAAGCAGGGGATTATTGTGATAATCACTTCCACTTTTCGGTCTAACGAAGAACAAGCCGCTTTATACGCGATAGGCAGAACAAAACCGGGCAACCGTGTCACCAATGCCAAGCCGGGGCAATCTTTCCATAACCACAAGGTTGCCTTCGATTTCTGCCCGATAGTCCACGGTAAAGCGGTTTGGAACAATGCGGAATTGTTTACCAAATGCGGCATAATAGGCGAGAAACTTGGGCTTGAATGGTCGGGCCGTTTCAAAATGTTTCGCGAGAGTGCCCATTTTCAGCTAACGGGCGGCCTAACCCTGGCCGACTTCCAGGCCGGTAAAAAATTGGCATGAAACCCGATAAGCTAATCCACCTGCATAAGATGATTTTATATAATTTCGATGTGATTGTCGAATGGATTTTCCAAAATGACACAGTGCATTTGACCGCTGTAAAATTTCAAGTGTGTGGAAGCCATAATTTAATACGGTTTATGTCTGCGAATGTGTTTAAAAATATCGTTAATGATATTGAAAAGGAGGTATTGACAAGTCAATGACCTTCAATTCAGCCATGCGAAAATGTAATAAGCTCTTCGCGGCAGCGGTCATAGTCGGCGTATTCGTGCTATTTGTCATGGCTATTTTCGGGGCGCTTGCGGTGTCAGCTCTATCGGGTTAAAAATGATGGGGATTCCAAAATCAATTAATGAACTGATTGCCTTGATCGGCGAACCGGACACCTTGGCGCTGGTCAAACTACATGGCGGAAGCACGCTGTTTTTTGCTAAAAACAAGGCGGGTTACTTAGGTATCAGTAGCGAGGCCAGCACTAAACTATACTCACTCTATGTCGGCTGTTATCTGTTTATCCCCCGTTGCCACCACGCCTTGTTGGATGCACGCAATAGTCAGATAAAATGCGACAAAAACAACGGGACACCGGTAAAAACACTGGCCAGGAAGTTTAACCTGACTGACAGGCAAATAATTAATATCTGTGGGTTAGAGCCTAACCGCAACAGCCCACAACTGGATTTGTTTAGTTGAAGGCGTCCACCACAGGGTTAACAGGCTTGAGTCGTGGTAGGTTATTGTTATGGCCAAAAAGAAAAAATTAGATGCAGTCGGCATTGAGGTAGTCTGCAATCAGATAGGCGAAGCCATGCCTATGAGGGAAATAGCAAAAAAAAATAACGTGAGTGAGGCGGTTCTTTATGACTATTTAAATTGCCATCCAGAGCACTACGCGCGCGCGCGAGAAAAAAAAGCAGAAACATTGGTAGATCAACTTTTAGAAATTGCTGATAATCCAACAGGTGATTTTCAGCGCGACCGGCTGCGCTTGGATACAAGAAAGTGGTTGTCTTCAAAAATGTTTCCCAGATTTTATGGTGATAAACTGGCCACTGAACACAGCGGCCCCAATGGCGATCCGATCAAGATTGATGTTATCGAGTGGGTGGTAAAATCCAATGAGGATTAGCTATCCGCCGGTTTTTAAACCCTTGCTGGCGCCCGCCCGCTACCTTGGCTCGTGGGGTGGAAGGGGTAGCGCCAAGAGCCACCACTTCGCCACCATGATGATTGCCAGGCACTTACAAAAAAAGACGGATTCTGTCTGCATACGTGAAATACAGGGATCCTTGAAAGAATCGGTCAAGCGCCTGCTGGAAAAAAAAATAGAGCAAATGGGCGTAGGCTCCCTGTTTACCGTGCTGGATAATGTCATACGATGCCACAATGGCGGACAGATCATCTTCTCAGGAATGCAGAACCACACGGCAGAATCCATTAAAAGTTTAGAGGGCTATGATATTGCGTGGGTAGAAGAAGCACAAAGCCTCAGCAACCGGTCACTGGACTTATTACGGCCCACCATCAGAAAGCCAGGCAGTCAGTTGTGGTTTTCATGGAACCCCAACAAGCCCAGTGACCCGATAGACCGCTTGTTACGCGGGGAAAATCCGCCCAAGGACGCCATTGTTGTCAAGGCGAATTACTCAGACAACCCCTGGTTCCCTGATGTGCTACGCGATGAAATGATCATGGATCAGCAACGCGACCCCGATAAATACGCCCATGTCTGGCTGGGTGAGTATCAAAGCGTGTCCGATGCCCAAGTGCTCAAGGGCAAGGTCAGCATCGATTCATTTATCCCTAAGGAATACTGGGACGGCCCCTACTTTGGCGCTGACTGGGGCTTTAGCACCGACCCCACCACGCTGGTTAAATGCTGGATACATGACGACTATCTTTACATCGAACATGAAGCCTATGGTGTTGGCGTGGAGATCGACCACACGCCGGCGCTATTCAGAACCGTACCCGGTGCAGAAGACCATGTTATCCGTGCCGATAGTGCCCGCCCTGAAACGATTAGTTATATGCGCCGTGCCGGGTTTAATATCCGGGGCGCGGTCAAGGGCAAGGGCAGTGTAGAGGAGGGCGTGATGCACCTGAGAAGCTACCGAAAAATCATCATTCATCCGCGTTGCGTCCATGCCATTGAAGAATCCCGGCTCTATCGCTATAAAACAGATAGGTTGAGTGGTGACATTTTGCCCGAGCTGGTGGATGCAGACCAACATTGCATCGATGCAATACGTTATAGCCTTGAGCCTATCATACACAGAGGCCTAAGCGGACACAGCATAACCACATCAACCATTACGCCCATTACTGCCTGGTAATCACCATGACGCCAAAATCACAAGCCATCAACCCCCTCATGCAGCGCGAAATAGCGCAGCATTACCCATCGACCAGTATAACGGCTATCTTAAACCTACTTAGCCAGGCTGAAGCGGGGTACCTGACAGCACAAGCCGAGCTGTTTACCGATATGGAAGAGCGTGACGCTCACATCTATGCGGAAATGACCAAGCGTAAAATGGCCGTCGCCCAGTTAGACTGGTCGCTTAAACCCAACCGCAGCGCAGGCGCACGGGAGAAAAGGGCGGTGATGGATTTGGAAGAGCTGATCAAAGACACCTTCGATATTGAGACCCTGGTGTTTGATATGGCGAATGCGATCGGCCACGGCTTCATGGCGCTGGAACTGCAATGGGGACGCGATGCTACCGGCTTTTGGATGCCAAAAACGTTTAACCCACGCCCGACGCGCTGGTTTACCGTCGATCAAGCCACTCGCCAAAACTTGCGTTTACGGGATAACCAGTCCATTGATGGCGTGGAACTCGTCCAATACGGCTGGATCGTCCACGAGCATAGCAGCAAAACCACCGGAGAACCGGGCACTCAAGGGCTTTACCGCGCCTTGGCATTGCCTTATCTGTTCAAGAATTTCGCCACCAAAAATTGGTTACGCTTTTGTGAACTGTATGCCGTCCCGATTCGGGTCTTGTTCCATCACGAAAAGGATGAGGGTAAAAAACAGGCGATCTTATATTCCTTGCAGGCCATGGGCCAAAACGGCGTGGCCTTGCTGGAAGGTGGCACTCAGGATGATTTGAAAACCGTCGATTCAGCCACCGGCGAAGGCCAGGGCTTTTTAAACCTGATTCAATGGTGCGAGGCCTCGGTCTCAAAAGCCATCCTGGGTGGTACCTTAACCAGCGATACCGGGCGCAATGGCAACTATGCCACCGCCTCTATTCATGATGAAGTGCGTAACGAGATTAGAGACCATGATGCCAAACAGATAGCCGAAACCTTAACCAATCAGTTAATTGGCGCGATTATTGCCGTCAATGGCCTGAATTTTAGCTGTAAATGGACTTTTGACACCCAACAATCGGCTGATTTGGCGCTTTGTGCCGATGCTTTTCCAAAACTGGTGGCGATGGGCTTAAAAATCCCCGCCAGCTATTTCTACGACAAGTTAAAAATCCCGATGCCTGAAGCGGGGGAAGAGGTTATTAGCGCACCGGTAGCGCCCACTGCCGCACCTACACCCGCCTTATCGGCGTTAGCGGCCTTACCTAAGCCCATGTTTACGCCACAACAGCAAGTCATCGAAGATTTAGCCGACAGTCTGTTAAATGCCCAGGGCAGCCCGATCAACAGCGATTTAATCGCCTCTGCTATCCGTGCCGCTACTGATCCGCAGGATTTGGAGGAACGGCTGGCTGCTATCCTGGTTGATACCGATACCAGCGAGTTTAGCGATACGCTGGCTAAAGCCCTGTTTGCGGCTGATGTGATGGGATATGTCCATGCGGGTTAGGCGATGAGCGAACCGTTATCAATATCGCTTAACACCCCATTTTTTCAGGCCATAAAGGCGGCGCAAAACAGGGGCGTTGTTTTACCAGAATTATATTATTCTGCTGCGTATCAGGGCATTGCCCGCCAGCTGGCCTTCAGCATTGCCGGAATAACCAGCCTTGACCAGTTAACGGTCGTCAGGGATTCCCTAGCCGCCGCCCTGCAGAGTGGTGAATCCCTCGCTACCTGGCGTAAAAACATCCTTGAATCGGGCACGCTGGACTTGCCTAAATACCGGCTAAACACCATTTTCAGGACGAACATACAGTCAAATTACAATCGTGGGCGCTGGCAGCGCTTCGAAGCCGTAAAAGCCACGCGGCCTTATTTGATGCTAGACGCGATAAATGACAATCGCGTCAGACCAGCCCACCTTGCCCTCGATGGCATTATCAGGCCGGTAGATGACCCCTTCTGGAATACCCACAGCCCAAGCTTAGGTTTCAATTGCCGATGTCGATTAATTTCGATGTCAGAAGCCCAAGCCAAAGCCCGCTCAGGCGATGGCAAAGGCTTAAACAAGCCCATCGATCTTGAGGCTATGCAGCCAGATAAAGGCTGGGATTATAATCCGGGCAAGGAGCCGATGGAGGGGATTAAACGGGCGATAAACAACAAACAATCGCAATGTAACGGGACATTTACAGCCTTGGCGGCAGGGGGAAAGAGCCGATATACTAAGCCTATTTGGTGCCATGGCGATGGGGAAAATATTTTAAATATGCTGTCAGTCGGCTTGGATATTCAAAAAGAAATGCCGCCACCTAAGCAAGTTGATTTTCAGGTATTCGACAAGGGCAAGGATGATCGTTTTTATTTAACCCAGTTCATGCAGCAGTTTGGAGCGGCTTATAATGAGCAGGTCATTGTTGAGGCTAAAACAGGTCTTCATCAATTATTAGTTTCTGATGAATTGTTTTCTAACCATAAAAGTGGCGATTCAAAAATAACCAAGCATGGGCGTGAACAATACGTACTGCATATCGCAGATACTATTCTTAACCCCGCTGAAATATGGTTAAAAACCGGTAAATATGAAGATAATGCGCTTTATTTTTTATCGCGCTTTTTGATTAAAAAAGACATCATGAATGTATTGGCCGTTTTTAGGCAAACAGGGAAGGTGTGGACAGGTTGGACGGGTTATCAAAACTTTCGTTCTGATTACTTTGAATCAAAGCGCGATGGTGCTTTAATTTATCGAAATGATTGAATGTGCAATGCGCCTAGACATCTGGCGCACTGCCCGATTGGTTCCTGATCAGGTTGATGTCAACATCGTCGATCAATCGTTACGGGTTAAATAATAAATTGAAAACAGCACATTGTCAATGATCATCCAGATAGAAACCGCCGCCGTAGACCTCGCCTTACAGCAGTTAAGCCAGCGCCTGACGCACATGGAACCGGTTATGACCGACATCGGCGAACACGTCGCCAGTTTGGTAGACCTGACCTTTACCGATGCCGCAGACCCTTACGGCTCGCCTTGGTTGCCACTCAAAAAACCCCGTAAAGATGGCAGTTCCAAACCCTTGAATGACACTGGACGGCTAAAAGGCTCCATCACCTCGAACGCCAGCGCCCTGGAAGCAATTATTGGTACTAACGTGGCCTATGGCAAGTACCACCAGCTAGGCTTGGGCTCGCCCCAACGCGCCTTTTTGCCCACTCAAGAGGGCGGGCTTCCAGAGAGTTGGGAGCGTGAGGTATTGGATATTATTCACCGGTATCTGGTGACATAATAAATAAATCACAGTATGCGTGTGTTGTTTATTTCAACATTTCTTTGCATGTGGCTGGATTATAGGTATGTGCAAAATTGCCAAGTGAGTAATCATTTGCCTTGTTACAAACAAACTTTTTACCGTGACATTCTGCGAAATATTCTGTTACAAGTGCATTTCTGTGATATTCCCAACTGGATACCGTTATTTCGCTTGACGGGCAGCCGATAGCACTAGAAGAAAAATCAGCTAGTATTTTTTCTGGTGGAAGTACAGAGCAGCCAGTTAATGCCATTATTGCCAAAATTAATGCGATTAGATTAGACATTTCTGTCTCCTGTGCTTTTTATCAAGAAAGCTCCCGAAGGAGAGTTAGGAGGTTGATAACAGTCACAAGTCTGCGTTAGATATTGGTTATTCTCTAACCCTCCTAACTCAAAACTAAAATCGTAGACATAAAAAAACCGCTTTCTTTCGGGTGCGGTTTCCGCTTGTGATGAGGTTATCAAGCCTCTAAGGTATAGATTAGTTTAGTTTCCGGCGGCTGTCAATAACCCTGCTCAATCTTGCTAGGCGACCCTTTAGCGTATCTAAGCCAGGTATGACAGCATGGGCAGTATTGCAGCCGTAGGGTAATCATTATCCCCAGCTTGGTATTATCACAGCGGGGGCATTCTTCAGCATAAGCGTCGACAGGGAGTGCCTCGTCCAAAAGTTCGGTATCGGGGATCATTTTGTTTTGATTGAGTGGCCGGAAATACGGTTATTCAATCAAATTAGCCCGTTATAAGACGCGATGGCCAACGCCGTCCATTGCGTATAACCAAAATCACCGGGATGCGTGCCATCGCCACAGGAAACCCATTGGTCAGCCCACGAAGTCACTGGAACATAGACAACGCGGGAGTCTGCCAGACCTGAAACAATAGCGGCTATGGACGCATTATTCGCTGTCCAACGGTTAGGGGATTGTTCCGGGATGATGCCACGGCAAAGCACCTTGCCGTAACCTTTCGCCAACAGTGCGGTAATAAAGCCGGTATAAGCGGTTATATCGCCACCGCTCAAGGGATTATCCGTGCTGGAACCATTGCGCCCTTGGGCAATGACGGCCACATCATTGGCGGTGGCTGTTATGCCGTTTAACAGATTGGGCAGACGGGTTGCAAATTGCCCAATCGTTTCACCGGATAGCCCGTAAGTCGCACCCGCATAACCGTAATAGGCCGCGACTCTCATTGTCTCGACTTCGCCCATTGACGTTGACGCAAGCCCGGCGGTCAGGCTATCGCCGAACTGGTCCAGACGTTTGGGTGTTCCCGGCAAGGTTAGCAACGGTTTATCCAGGCCGATAACAAACAGGTTATAACTGTTGGGCAGTCCGCCTGTCCAGACGTTATAGGTATGCGTTCCTGGGGGCAATGCAATCGTCCACGAGACGGAAAAGTTTGAAAAGAACGGCCCCTGAGCATCCCAAGTATTGCCGGATAGTGGAAAGGGTAAGGGAGTTGCGCCCAGATTATTGGTATTGTCCCCGGTTTTTTCAGTGCCATAGCGGGTGGTAGTGGTTCCATCTATACACACAAACAAACAATGGCTGTTTGAGGTTATGATCATGTGGCTAGCGTCGCTTTTAAAGCAGATCGTGCTGCAACCGCCCGGATTTCCGCCACCGTAATCACGGCTTAACAGGGTTGCCGGAACCGTTCCCGTTTGCGTGTTTCCACCTTGGCTATAACTTTCAAAAAACCCGGACTGGACCGTATTGGCCTGAAAATCCCCTGCGGAAATTATCGTATTGGCCGGTATGATTTCAGGGCTTGCACCGGTGACTGCAAAAATGGCCGGGTCAGTTATGGAAAAATATTGATAATAAGCCCCTGCGCCCGGCATGACAACGATGGTATGCAGCGTGTCTTCCAGGTCTTTAAACAAATAATGAATGTCGCCGCTTCCGTAGGGAATAGCAGAGACCGCCTTTTTGCCATCGACACTGACCATGATGGATGAATAATCATCCCCGGCATTGCGGACTTTAATTGAACAGGAAGTACCCTTGATTCTGCCAATCCATGCGGAAACAGCCATTCCATTTAAGGCAAGCCAATATAATTTCCCACTATTAATAACAGTGGGACCGCCAAAACCGGAGCCTATCTCATCAAATGAAAAGAGCTTAGTACGTGGCGTAGTTACTATAAGCTGTTTGGTTGCAGGGTTCATAAAATCAGTCTATTTCTGCCGTTAGTTCTACAAAAATTGATTGCCCCGAGGTCGGCGTAAAATTATCACGGACCTCCAAAATGCCATAAAGGCTGCGTGATGCGGCTGCGCACACGAATTTTAAACGGGTTGAAAAATTGCTCGATTCCGCACAATCAGACCCAGAGCCTTCCGCACCCATTGCATCAAAATCAATAAAGCCTATTTTATTGGCCCTGTTCGCATACAGGGATGCAAAGGGCGAATTATCAGCAATCGGTGAAATGGCTGTATGAAATAAATGCAATCTGAACCGGGACGCATTGGATGCCTGGTCAGTGACTAACCGCGCTTTAACGATATAACCTGAGCCCGCGTTAACGCGTGCAATATTAGTGAATGATAACAATGCGGGCGCAGATGTTGAATTTGAAAAAACATCAAGCGCCGTATAATAATCCGTATTGGCAGGCCGGGCATAACTGGCGGAAACTAACGCACTCTGGCCTGATACTGAACCTATATGTAACTCACCTGCTAGTAAAGCAGTCGATGATCCAGATTCCAGGGCGGCTAATATGGCAGCCAGATTGCCGCCCGTTTCCCGGGCGGCACCCGTAGGAAGCGGCAAGGACGCGGCTGAAACAGGTTGCGTTACGGCTGACCCATCAACGGGGATTCGTCCGGTAACTAAAGCGGGCGTTTTTGCATCAATACTGGCAATCGATGTATTTCCGGTATCCTGTTTGGCCGAGGTTGACGCGCCCGATGCTAGCGGCAGCGCCCCTTGGTCGGAAGCCAGCACAACCGGAATACTGGCATTTGCCAACGCCTGGCCTAAAGCCGGGTTTGTGTTGATCGTTTGAGGGGTTCCCGTGGCGTCAAGGACTTGTATGGAAGTTGGCATGAGTATTTTCCTTTTATATAAGTGCTGTTAAGCCCGATGCTTGCATGGCGGAAAAATCGAAAGTCCCTGGGGTATAGGCTACCGGGGCAGCAAACCCTTTATACAGTGTACAGAGTAGATAGGCGCCGTCGTAGTAGCAAACTATCAAATCCAATGCACCCGCCTCAGTGCTTAAGGCCGCCGCCCCCTTCGGGAATCGGTAAGAAGTATCGTAGGTTAATAGCCTCTTACCGACTGAATCTTGTGTACACGCTATTCTAATTAACCTGCCATCGCCAAGATTTACAGGGTTTAACAGAACATGGTTTTTAGTGAGTCTTATCGAAAAATTAGACTGCCCCTGGGCATTTAACACCACATCATTGTCACTATCAGAGAGTGAAACTACCGAAGTTTCAGCCTCCCCTGGTGGTCCTGGTGGTCCTGGTGGCCCCTGCTCAGACGATATTAAAACATCAATAACGGGGGTAATAAAAAAAGACATAGGGTTATCTCGTTATTTGCTCGCTAAACATAACTACACCGTAGCACAGGCGCACGGTATCGCTATTTAAAAAATAAATTTCCAGATCATATAAACCGCCTGCACCGATTAGCGCATCGGTATCGGCTGCTGCTATGTAAAAGTCCATTTTTCCAATGGATGGGGTAATCGTAATCCGGTTGTTTTCGGTGCTGAGCTCCAGTAAAAACGAAGCCGATTCCACAGTTTCCCGAACTTGCATTTTAGCCGTGCAATCCGTTAAATTAATGGGCTGGCCGTTGCTGTCATTCCAGATGAGTGAATGCCGCCACGTCGCCCCTTTTTCAATAACTGGAAGATTTAATTTAGCCGCTTTCACCCAGTTTCCTTAGTTAAATTAGGTTAACTTATCATAGTCCTTAGTTAAAGCAGGTTTAAGGTGAAACATTTCACCTTACAATTGCCCCGCCCATGGCGCTACCATCTTGCCATGAGTAAAACACCCCCGGTATCCATTGCCCTTTCTGCACGGCTGATTGAGCTGGGCGGTTCTGTGCCTACCGAAATTAAACTACTTCCATCAGGTAAATTCAAAGCCAAGGACGGACGCCCGCACGGACTATCCGGCTGGCTGATGAATGACCAAAGCGCCGGTGCATTGCTTAGCGCTTGTGCCAGCCAGCAAGACAATTACCTGATCGATTACGACCACCAGACCTTGTACAGTAAAACCAACGGCCAACAAGCGCCCGCCGCAGGCTGGTTCTCAGCCCTGCAATGGCGGTCTGATGACGGTCTTTATGCCACCAATGTCGAATGGACAGCCGCCGCAACCCAAGCCATTGAGTCCAAAGAATACCGCTACATCTCCCCGGTTTTAACCTTCAACCCAAGTACCGGCGAAGTCACCGGCCTGCTGATGGCCGCCCTGGTCAACTATCCCGCGCTTGATGGCTTGAACGATCTTGCCGCCGCACATTTTCACGTTTCACTACAACAGGACATCACCATGGATCAAGACGAACTGCTTGAACGCCTGCGATATTTACTCAACCTTCCAACGTTAGCAACGCTTGATGAGGTGCTAGCTGAGCTGGAAAAACTCAAAACCCTTATCTCAACACCCGAAGACACGACCCAAGGCCTGGCCGCTTATTTAAGCGCGCAAACCCACCGGATAGAAGAACTGTCCGCACACCTGCCAGATGTGTCAAGCTTCGTGCCCGTTGAAGTAATGCAAGCCCTGCAAGGCGAATATGCCGCGTTACTGGCTACAGTGCAAGGCGATAAAATCCGTCAGATGATTGAGCCTGCCCTAGCCGATGGCCGCTTGTTACCCGCGCAAAAAGTCTGGGCGGAAAAATTAGGCAGCACAGACCTGGCCGCACTCACGACCTATCTGGATACTGCCCGTCCTATTGCCGCCTTAAGTGGCCTGCAAACAAATGGGATAGGGCCTGATGACCGGACAATAAGCGCCTTTAAAACGCCGACAGGTTATTCAATTGACCCTGAAACGGTGGCTTTACATACCAAAATTAAAAACTACCAATCTGAACATAACACCACTTATGAAGCCGCCATATTAGCGGTTGAGGCGCAATTATGAGCAAGCAAAGTTTTCCCCTATTAACGCTAACCATCGCAGCCTCTGCCACCCTGGTGGCCGAACGCTTTATCACTTTCGCGGGCGCTGTCCCTTCCGCCGATGCCGCTGTGTTGGGCGTCGTCAGAACCGCCGCCGTGTCGGGTGATAAAGTCCCCGTCGATGTCCTTGGCACCACCGTTTGCGAGGCAGGCGGGGCTATCACCGCAGGCGACACCTTAAAAGTGGATGGCACCGGCAAAGTCATCACCTGGGCGACTTCAGGCGCTAAAGTAGGGATTGCCCTGCAAGCCGCTTCAGGCACCGGAAAATTTATCGAAATTTTATTGCTGCCCATCGCCGCATAAGGAACCGCCATGACTCAAATGACTATCTCAGCAACGCGGGTTATCGACCCGATTTTATCAACCGTTGCCCAAGGCTATAAAAACTCGGCCCTGATTGGCAGCGCCTTGTTCCCCTCCGTTCCAGTCACCCAACGCGCCGGAAAAATTATCCAGTTTGGAAAAGAAAGCTTTATGACCTTTGATACGGCACGGGCGCCGGGAACCGCCGTCAAGCGGATTTCTATCGGCTATGGCTCACAAACCTATGGTATTGTTGACCACGCCTTATCCGCTGTCGTTCCGATTGAACTTCTGGAAGAAGCGCAAGCCGTCCCGGGTATTAACCTGGCGTCTGCCTCCGTGCGCACCGTCCAGGATATTATGCAATTGCGGCTGGAAATTGACCAGGCGACACTGGCAACGACCGCAGGCAGTTATCAGGCCGCTAACAAGACGACATTATCAGGCACCAGCCAATGGAGCGACCTGACCACCGGCGTATCCGACCCCCTCAAAGATATTGAAGTGGCAAAAGATGCAGTACGCCAGGCCGTAGGACAACGCGCCAACACCGTCGTTCTAGGTGCAGCCGTGCTTAAGTCTATGGTGCAACACCCTAAAATTATTGATCGTATTAAATATACCGGTCGTGATGTGCCTACACCTGAACTGTTAGCCTCCCTGTTCGGCGTTTCCACGGTCGTGGTAGGCGATGCCATCAGCGCCGATGAGGCGGGCACCTTCTCCGATATTTGGGGAAAATTCGTCATTGTGGCCTATACCGAACAAAGCGGCCTGGCCGATATGGGGAGGCCGACTTACGGCTATACCTACCAGCTATCTGGCTATCCCTTTGTAGAAACGCCGCATTACGACTATACCACGCGGTCTTGGCTCTATGACGTATCCGATGCGGTTAAACCGGTCCTTAGTTGCGTGAACGCGGGCTATCTGATTTCTGCGGCGGTGGCTTAAATGGCCGATAAAACCCATAAACCCGTTGATACTGAGTATCGGGTAATAGAACCCCTGCAACATGACGGCTTTAGCTATCAGCCGCAAGATAAAATAGTGCTGTCTGAACAGGCGGCCTCGGTGTTACTGGCTAACAACCTCATTTGCAAACATGAGCTATTGCACGAAACAAAACCTGATTGACCGGTTTGGCGTGGCTGAACTCATCCAGCGCACGGATAGGGACAGACGCGGGGACATTGACGATGCGGTGTTGATGCAGCTAATAAGCGACGCTGACTCGGAAATCAATGGCTACCTGGGCGCTTACAGCCTGCCGTTAGCCAATGTACCGGCTAATTTTGTCCGCTTGGCGGGCGATATTGTCAGGTATTATTGTTACGACGACCAAATGAATGAGCCCGTAAAGGCCCGTTATGACAGTGCTATCGCTTATCTAAAAATGGTCGCTAACGGGACGATAAAACTGGCCCCCGATAGCCGTGGGGAACCGATTCCATCAGCCATGGGCGGTATCTTAATCAGCAGCAATGCGCCGGTTGCCGTGGAAAATTATTAATGATGCTAAGGGCGCTGGTTGAAGACACCATCCGGCTGGCAATCCATGAATTTAAAGACGTGGGCGGGGCGGCGGGTATCCAATCCGTATTGGCGAATGCTGTCACGCCGCCGGGTTGTTATGTGTTCAGGCAAAAAGTAACCGTTAACCCCAATACCGCGATTAGCACAATCTCGCAACTGAGCATGGAAACGCTGGGCGTATTGGTCGTGACCCGCAATGTGCAGGATGCCCGGGGCGGGGTTAATTCAGACGAAAGCGAAGCCTTATGCACTCTGATCCGGGGCGTGTTACTTGGCTTGACGGTTGATAACAGTTATGCGCCGCTGGAATATGGCGGCGGCGATCTGGTTTTAATGCGTGACGGGCTGCACTTCTGGCGCGAACTTTGGCAAACAAGCCGCTATCTTCGGGTAGCTTAGGATTAAAAATGAACTTGAACTTTGAAGACTATAAAAAAACCGGAAAAAGTGGCAGCTATGACGCTAAGACTGATTCTTATGTATTGGACGATGGACCCCAAGAAATTACGGAGGGGGAACAACTTGTACAAATTGACGTAAATAATGCACAACCTGACAGTCAGGAAACTGCACAACCTGACGCCATGGAAACTGTAAGTACAGACAGGCAAGAAACGATAAAATCAACTGGATCGGGAGTAAAGCCATGAGCGGGATTGAAGATATAACAGAACAAGAACCGGTTGAAGCTGAAGAGGGTGCCGGGATTGATGCGGACGATGCAGCCGAAGCCGTAGCTGAATCCGACGATGAACACAAATTAGGGGAAGATGATGAGTGATCCACGCCTAACCAATAAGCGATTTTTAATTGCCAAGGCCGAAACCACGCCCGGTATTGATTCGTCCCCAACCTCAGTAAACGGCCTCTATGTCGAAACGTTGACCGTAAAAAAACTCGATGTGAAAACCATTGACCGCAACACCATCAAGCCGTTCATGGGGTCGAGTGCAAAAGTGGTGGCGACCTCTGAAGGCCAGTTGGATTTTGAAATAGCCTTGGCCACCGGCGGCAATGCAGCAGGCGTCCCCACGCCAGGGACAACCCCTGCCTATGATGCTGTTTTACGCGGCTGCGGCATGGTAAAAACCGTTTCAGCGACAGCCATTAGCGCTACTGCCCAAGGCGGCACGCTCAACAGCATCAAACTGGAT